AAGTCTCAGGAGATGTACCCTAAGATTTGGCCTGGAATTAAGTGGTCAGAAAGAAAGATGCAGTGGACTGCGCCCTCTGGTGCGAGGTTGTGGATGTCCTACCTAGACAAGGAAGATGACGTTCTGCGTTACCAAGGTCTAGCATTTAGCTGGATAGGCTTTGACGAACTTACGCAATGGCCCACCCCATTTGCATGGAACTACATGCGCTCTCGTCTACGGTCCACTGCACCCGACTTACCTGTATATATGAGAGCTACTACCAACCCAGGAGGTAGAGGCCATCATTGGGTTAAGAAAATGTTTATTGATCCTGCACCATCAGGCAAAGCATTTGAAGCTACTGATATTGAAACAGGTGAAACATTACGTTACCCAGCAGGACACGAGAAAGCTGGCAAGCCACTATTTAAACGTAGGTTTATTCCTGCCAGACTAAAAGACAATCCATATCTAGCAGAGCAAGGTGACTACGAAGCTATGCTATTGTCTCTACCTGAACAGCAACGTAGACAGTTGTTAGAGGGTGACTGGGACATCAAGGAAGGTGCAGCCTTCACAGAGTTTGATAGAAAAGTACATGTCGTTGAGCCTTTTGCTATACCTAATAACTGGGTTAAGTTTAGAGCATGTGACTACGGCTATGGTTCTTTCAGTGCTGTGCTTTGGTTTGCCGTATCGCCTAATGAGCAACTTATCGTATATAGAGAACTATACGTCAGTAAAGTACTAGCCACTGATCTTGCTGATATGGTACTAGACTTAGAAGCTGAGGATGGTAACATAAAGTATGGGGTACTTGATAGCTCTTTGTGGCATAAGCGTGGTGATACTGGTCCTAGCTTGGCAGAACAAATGATTAGCAGAGGTTGTCGTTGGCGACCATCAGATCGTTCACGTGGTTCTCGTGTTGCAGGTAAAAACGAAATACATAGACGTTTACAGGTTGATGAGTTTACTGAAGAACCACGTTTGATATTTTTTAACACCTGCGTAAACACCGTAGCGCAGTTACCAGCATTACCTATCGACAAAAAGAATCCAGAAGACATTGATACTTTGTCAGAAGATCACTTGTACGATGCTCTTAGATACGGTATAATGTCACGACCAAGGTTTAGCGTATTTGACTTTGATCCTCATGGAAGACCCTCTACAGGAATGAGAGTAGCAGATAGCACTTTTGGATATTAAGGAAACAAAGTAAATGGCAGAAGATAGTGAAGTCTTTATCGAAGATGATGCAGTTATTCTTGAAGACACTGAAGATAGTGTTGTAGTTGATGCGGAAACAGCTAATATTATTCCGTTCATTATGGAAAAGTATCATCGTGCTGAAGACTATCGTAAACAAGATGAAGAACGTTGGTTACGTGCATACCGTAACTATCGTGGTATCTATGGTCCAGAAGTTCAATTCACTGAGGCAGAGAAGTCTCGTGTATTTATTAAAGTTACTAAAACAAAAACACTAGCAGCCTATGGGCAGATTACAGACGTACTGTTTGCTAAGAATGCATTTCCTATCAGTATTGATCCTACACAGTTACCTGAAGGTATTGTAGAAGATGTATCCTTTGATCCTGCATTACCTGAAGAACTACGTGAAGATGAAAAGTCTGATCCTGTATCCCCATATGGATTTGCAGGTGATGGTAAAGAGTTTCCTGCTGGTGCTACAGCTAAGACGTTGCAGGAGATGCTTAACCCTGAACTAGATAAAAAACTAGAACCTATTAGTGGTGTTCGTGAAGGTGCGGGTACTACACCTACTGCAGTTACGTTTAGCCCAGCTATGATTGCAGCTAAGAAGATGCAGAAGAAAATCTATGATCAGCTAGATGAATCATCTGCCTCTAAACATCTACGTAATACAGCATTTGAAATGGCACTGTTTGGTACAGGTGTCATGAAAGGTCCGTTTGCCGTAGACAAAGAATATCCAAACTGGAATGATGAAACAGGTGAGTATGAGCCTAGCTTTAAAACTGTACCACAAGTATCACATGTATCTGTGTGGAACTTCTATCCAGACCCCGATGCTAACAATATGGATGAAGCGCAGTTTATTATTGAACGCCATAAGATGTCACGTTCACAACTACGTGCTCTAAAGAAACGTCCTTACTTCCGTGCTTCAGTTATTGATGAAGCAATCTCAATGGGTGAAAACTACGACAAAGAGTATTGGGAAGATGATCTATCTGACTACGCACCTGAGCATGGCATTGAACGTTTTGAAGTCCTAGAGTACTGGGGCATGGTAGATGTAGACATGCTTATGGAACAGGGTGTAGACATTCCTCGTGAACTACAAGACACAGATGAGCTACAGGCCAATGTTTGGATTTGTAATGGCAAACTACTTCGTATGGTAATGAACCCATTCAAGCCAGCTAAGATTCCTTACATGGCGGCACCCTATGAACTAAACCCATATTCATTCTTTGGCGTTGGTATCGCTGAAAACATGGATGATACACAGACATTGATGAATGGCTTTATGCGTATGGCTGTAGACAATGCTGTACTATCTGGTAACCTATTGATTGAAGTAGATGAAACTAACCTAGTTCCAGGTCAAGACTTATCAGTATACCCAGGCAAAGTATTCCGTAGACAGGGTGGTGCTCCAGGGCAAGCTATCTTTGGCACTAAGTTTCCTAACGTTGCAGGTGAGAACTTACAGTTGTTTGACAAGGCTCGTGTCTTGGCTGATGAGTCTACTGGCTTCCCATCTTTTGCACACGGACAAACAGGTGTGTCAGGTGTAGGACGTACAGCATCTGGTATCAGTATGCTTATGGGTGCAGCTACAGGTAGTATTAAGAACGTTATTAAAAATGTAGATGACTATCTACTACGCCCATTAGGTGAGGGCATGTTCCGCTTTAATATGCAGTTTGACTTTGATCCTGAAATTAAAGGTGACCTAGAAGTTAAAGCACGTGGTACAGAATCACTTATGGCTAACGAAGTACGTAGCCAACGACTTATGCAATTCTTGCAAGTTGCATCCAATCCTTCACTTGCACCATTTGCTAAGTTTCAATACATTATTCGTGAGATTGCAAAGTCTCTTGATCTTGACCCCGATAAAGTTACCAACAATATGAGTGATGCTGCAATCCAAGCTGAACTAATGAAATCGTTTCAGCAAGAACAGCAACAGCAGCAAGCAGCACAGGGTGGAGCACCAGCAGGTGCTAACCCAATGGATACATCGGGAGCAGGTGGTGGCACCATAGGAATGGGACAAGCACCTACACCGCAAGAACAAGGATTTAGTGGAAATGCAGGACAGCAAGGAGCACCTCAGCAAGCTCAAGGCAATGGTCAACAACCAAGCCCAATGGTCTAAGTTTGAAGCATACTTAGATTTTATTATTGATCAACAGCACCGTACAATGGAACAGACTACTGAATCTATTCAGGTGTATAGATCACAAGGGGCTATCTATCAATTACGTAGACTTAAGTTACTACGAGATGAGGTATTAAAGAATGGCTGAACAAAAACCACGCAATCGTTATGAGCAGATTAAAGCTGCGTTAAAAGACGTAGACCTAAACCCATTTGATGAGTTTGGTAGTCCACAAGAACGTGCCTTTAATAAAATGATGAAGCGTGATCCTGAACGGGCAGCTAAAGTTTTCCCAGACTTATTTAGGGAATATGCACAGAAGAAAGCTGATGGTGGTACTGTGATGAAAGAAACAGGTGGCCTTTATGATGAAGGTGGTACAGTAGATAAAGAGTCAGGAAATGATGTTCCTGTAGGTAGCACTAAAAAAGAAGTGCGTGATGACATTCCTGCTATGCTAAGTGAAGGTGAGTTTGTTTTACCTGCTGACGTTGTTCGTTATCATGGACTAGAAAAGATTATGCAACTTCGTGATGAAGCCAAGTTTGGCCTACAGAAAATGGAAGCTATGGGTCAAATGGGTAATGCAGATGAAGCTACACTACCTGACGATGTACCCTTCGGTATGGATGACCTATTAATTGTAGTAGGACCAGAAGCTGAAGAAGGTAAACCTGCTAAGAATAAAAAAGATGATGGTGATCCTATTGAAGCTAACGTAGGTGCATTCATTCAACCTACCATGAATCCTGCAGGGCAAGTTCCTCCACCCAATAGTGGTATCATGGGTTATCAACCATCTGTATACGGCTATCAGCAACCTACTGCGGGATCACCTACACCTACAATTGGATTGCAACCTACTCAGCAGCAGCCTTACGTACCTGCAAGCTCAGTTGTACCTTCACAACAATTGCAAACTG